ACTCTATGGAGATGTCCTTTCTCTCCTGTACGTGATGACATAACAGCATCACCTTCTTTAAATATTTCTTCCTGCCTCTGTTGTTGCCGTAGTGCTTCTTCTCGTAGTTTCTTGAAATCTTTCATTTAAAATTCGCAGGTAGATTTGCTTGTATCTCTTCCATCATTTGTTTACACTGTTTATCATTCAATGCTCTGGGAATACCAGAACGAAATGTTTTAAAGTCGTTAGCAAATGCGGCACGTCTCATCTTCGTTCCAGAAATAGCAAAGGTATCTCCATCAGCATCTCTGCTACCAGAAGATTGTATCTCAATCTTTCTGAACGAGAAGTCTTTGCCATTGTATTTGTGTAAGAACTGCATCGCACTAACACGATCAGATCCCACCAAAAACACAACTTCATTATATCCCCCCAACATTAAGTCCTGCATAATAGCAACAGGATCTTTGGGTCCGGACATTATCTTACCACGATGTTCTGGAAACATCAAGTTCATGTAATACAATTTACGATCAGGTGGTAAGGGGTTCTTACCTTTAGTATCAAACGTTTGAGAGATATAGATCCGATAGTCATGACTACCTGCGATACGTTTCACCCCATCAAAGTTATCTTTGTGTCCTGTAGTAGGTGGTTGAAACCTACCAAATGTAAAGTAGCAAGTATTACAATTTAACGCCATTGCTTCTGTAGGGTGAAGTTATTGTATGCAAACTCCAGGCGGTTAACAAACTTAATCATGCTGCCATCTTTATGAAGGACATATCCCTCAGGAGTTGTAACCTTATATCCCTTGTCAGTTTGAACGTATGTTCTAAACTCTTCCAGGTGGTCCAGTTTATCTATAACCATTTGCTTGACTGCTTGTAGTTCCTTATACAAAGTAAGCATCGCTTTAAACTTGTATACATTATCTACTACGTAATTCTGACTACCATATACAAGTTCTCTCTTCTTAGTCAGGTTTGCAACTGTCTTGATCTTGGCAAGTTCTTTACTTGTTTTCTCCTCATAAAAATTCAACATGTCATACATCGTCTCATCGATGTTGGAGATACTACGAGCATTCTTGATCTCGTTATTGAAGAACTGCTTAAGATAAGATGCAATGTGAAATTTAGCATCACCAGTAGTACCTGTCTTGGCAACTAATTCATCCAAGAAATCACCACAGATACTACACATGCGTTCAATCTTAGAAATGTAGTTGTTAAATTTTTGCATCTCCGATTTAGAAAACCCAACCCTATCCATAGGAGTATCATTAGGAATCACAGCACATTCAGTAATTTTATTGAATGTATTAATAGGAGCACCAGCTCTTGCCTGCATCTCAGCAAGAGAATCGCCAGTGTAGTGCGTATGAAATACTACTCCAATCTTAGATCTCCCAACTTGTTTACCAATATCGTGGTCAGTAGGGATGCCATAAGTAATAGTGTTTGGTCGAAATGTGTATAGTCTTTCTCCATCAACCACCTCTGTATTTACAGTAGAATCTGTATATAATAAATCTCCTTGGATAACTCCTTTGATACCCAACTTACTAAAGTAGCGTAGAGAAAACTTTAGTTTCTCAGCAAGGTCTCCAGAGTAATAATTATCAATTGCTTCTTCAGAAAAACAAGTCTTAGGTTCTGTCTTATTAAAGACTGACTTGGTTCCAACAAAGAACAAACCAGACAGAGGATCAACACCACAGACAACAGAGGGAGCACCATCCCATTTTGTCTGCATGAAACCACTGCTCTCCTGCTGACCCAACATCTTCCTCAGTTCCTTGAGAAATGATACTGCTGCCTTGCATCCATCAACGCCATAGTTCAGCATCTCATCTTCCAAGTGCTCTAGGTGCTTGAGTTGTTTGACGTTTGACATGACTTTATTGTACTCTAGTATGAGGTGCCTTGGGAGATCGATAGACGGTTTGCCAACTGGTTCAATCCATCAACTTCACATACACAGATGATTTATCAGTTTGAGAAGACGCATAAAGATATAGAGCTCTCATAATTTCATCACCTTTACCAGAAGTTGATATGCAATCAAGCAATCTTAAACTCAACAACTTTGAATATCTCCAAGATTGATTTCTTTGGTATATTTCACCAAGTGCCTGAGCGTCTGTATTTGGTAATCCAGATGCATTATACTTTTTAAGTAATTTTAAAATGTCTTCTGAAATTTGTCCTTTGTGAGATTGGTTTTTAGGATCACAGTGCTGATGAAAAGTTGTATTCTCATATCCACTTGTAAGGCCAGCATAAGAAACTCCCAGAGAGTTTAATATAGTTGTCACACTACCACCACCTGCACGACCACCAGCAGCTGACGATGCTTTCAATTCCAACTGCCAAGATCCTTTTGTATCACCAAAGTTTCTAGATTGAAACTTGTCATAACCACCAGTATAATAATAAAGATATGCATCCATAGGATAGTTATCTTTATTATCTTTTTTTGATGATGTCTTATAAACTAAGTCGTACTTTTTAAAACCATACTTAGATGCTTTCAATGAGCGAGCATCTTTACGGTAATTAAGAACTTGCATCTTAACTCTACCAGCAATTCGTTTCAAAGATACACCAATCAATTCCTTAGATTCATATTTTGTTTTAATAAAATTATTGATATCATCTACAGTTTGTAGAGCATCAAGTTCAGACATATTAAGAGAGTTATCTACCATCCAAATGTCTGCTGGATTCCATTTATCTTCAGAAGAAAAAGATACTTTAATATTAGGATCGCTCTTCATCTGAGCATTTACTTTTTGAAATGCTGCTTTGATTTCTTTATCGTCTGGTCCACCACCACGACAGAAAGTATATCTTCTACCTCCAGCATTTCTACCAAAGACATCCCAAAGTTTATTAGCACCTTTGATAGAAGAATGATGCCACGAAAGATCTAAAGCATCACCATAAATTTCTTCAAGTTTTGCGTCTATATCAATATACTTTGCTGCCTGTTGAAAATCTTCGTCAGCAATTATTTTTGAAGAGTCAATTCTATCCCCATAAACATAGAAAGCAAGAGCAGCATACAGACATTGAGCGCACTCATTACGCTGTGTTTCTGATGCGCCTCCTCCTGATCCACCACCTGCTTCTGGTTTTACTTCTACTCGAATAGATTTAGAAATTCCGCCAACAACAATAGGAATATCAATCTGTTGATTGTCTCTGCTAGCAACAGCGTCTGAAAATGCTTCTGTTAAATTTCTAGTTATTCTATTAGCTGCTACTGCTCTACCGCTTTTAGGAACTAAAACTTTAATACCAAAGAAAATCTTTTTTCTTTTGTTTGCAACATCACTAGGATCAACTGCAGTTTTAACATCATAGTTAAAGTACGCAAACTCTTTTCCTTGAGGATCTGCACCAGCTAATGCTTCTTGAACTTTACGGACTGCTACTTCCCACTGTCCTGAAATGTTTACCCTTCCTTGCTTAGACATAAAAAAACCTCCCGCTTAACTATTTAGAGGGGAGGTTGAGATAATCTTTTTCACGTTGATAGGGGTGCGTTTGTCCTGTCCACAGTCTATACCCTTCTTTGACTTCTGGCAAGAGCCACTGGTCCACTCGGTAGCAATGCTGCCAGTTAACTGGTTGGATGCAGTTCACAACTACAACCTGAAAGAATGCTACCGTATGGATCCAGAGACTAAGCATTATCTGTCGCCAGCAGCACGAACTTCTGAGTTGCGAACATTGAACTCACCACCAGGATAACGCTTCTTCAGTTTATTAACATTGGTTTCAATTACCTCATCGAAGGATATATCAAGTGCCATTGTAGCTTGAGCCACATACCACATAACATCACCCAACTCAATGATAAGATGCTCACGATTATCTTCGTTCCACGGTTTTCCTTGGAAGACCATTTTTTTAATGATCTCAAGGAACTCACCGCCCTCAGCATTAATTCCAACACCAGCAGTAAGAAGTCTCTCAATATTGGCACCTTGTCGATCAAGATCACCAATACGATCAGCAAAGTCAACAAAGTTTGTAGAAGCTTCTGAAGTAACTGCTGAAACAAATTCTTCATAGCGTTCAAATTTAATAGTCATACATTCCACTCAGCAAATTTAGATAGTCGGTTTTGTGTTTGTGCAAATTGTGAGAACTCTTCACCAGGGTCCTCTTCATTAATGTTGATGTCAGAAGCATCTTCCGCTACATCATACAGCCTCATCTTGGATCTGTCAATTCCCACCATGAATTTTCGTGAGGCAGCGGTTTCGTTGTATCTGTTCTTAAGTTGTTTGACCATGATGCGACCCTGTTGTTCAAGCTCATCAGTGCTGATAAGAGCAAACATAAAGTCAGCAGTGGCAGGCAAACCAAAAGACTCAGAAGTATCGGTAAGGTCAGGATCACTATTGCCATAACCACTGCGAGTAGTTTGAGTAGCTGTGACAATAGGAACATTACATTCCACAGCAAGACCCCGAAGCTCCTCAGCAATCGCTTTAACATACGTGTAAGAATTGACAATCGCACCTTTATACCTCGCTGACGCACATATATTAAGATAGTCTACGAAGATAATGTCAGGTTTGAAATCTTTCTTAAGACTAAGATCACTTATGAGTGATTTAAAATGTCCCGCATGTGCTGATGCTGTGGGATACTCTTTGATAATAAGTTTGCCTCTAGTCTTCCTAGAGATCTCCTGAACTTTAGAATTGAAGATAACTTCAGGTAGTTCAGCAATATCTTTGATAGAGACATTCAGAAGATTCGCGTCAATTCGTTCAGCAATTTTCTCCTCTGCCATTTCACATGTAATATAGAGTACGT